ATCGCCTTATTCAGTCCGGACGGATTCCATTCGGAGACAATCGGAAGGGAGATAGCCATTAGCGAGTCACGATCTTTCCGGTGGTTGCGTCGGCGACCTTGTTGACGACATCGGCGAGGCGGCGCATTGTCGGATCGACGTTTCGTTCGCCTGCGAACCAGATGAAACGGGACGGGCCTCGACCGAGCTTGGAGGTGAGATCGTCAGCGAAGTTTGGGCGGGCGAGGAGTTTGTTTCGGTTTCGTGTCTGGTTCGGGCCGCGTCCAGCCATGTCCGTTATTGCGAGAGCGGCGGTCTTAGTTATGACCTTGACAACTCCGACCGACTCCCATTGTGCGCCCTGTTGAAGGTTTCGGCGGCGAGCTTTGCGGGTGTCGATCTTGGCGATGACGCCTTTCTGTTGACTGGTTTTCGTCCAGGAGGTGCGACCGTTGTGCTTCATCCCCTGAAGCGGAGCTGACGACGGGATCGAGTCCTGGATCGGCGGGATCATCGTTTCGCGGACTATGCCGAGCATCTCTTGGGAGATCGCTTTGCGGAGGGCAGGCGACACCTTCTGAAGCTCGCGGAGCGCCTCTTTGAGTCCGTAGTATTCGATCGCGACTGTTGCGGTCATGCCTGTCCTCCTTTCCTGTCTCGGTTGATCGCCTCGACGACTGTTGCCAAGTCGTCTACGTCGAATGGGATGTCAGGAGGCCAGAAGCCAGTCGCGGCGCATACTTCCGCGAGCTGTCGTCTCAGGCCCCCTCGGTAGGGTTTGCGCCTTCGGCCTCCACGACCTCCAGCGTTACCAGACGCTTGATGAAGTCATCGAACATGGCGGGGACCGTGATTCCCTGCTGTTTCGTGGCCTCGTACGCCATGAATGCGAGATCCTCCATGCCGATCCCGCCGGACGCCAGATCCGAAGCTTTCCTCTTGAACTTTCGTTCCCAAGTGACGATGACATAGAGGTTCGTGCTGACCTCGTATTCGCCTTCTCCGGTGTTGATCTTGAGCTTCAGTTGCATCTCTGGCCTCCGTCGGGATCTGTCGCCTGGAGGGTACTAGATCAGGGGTTGGTGATGTCGCGAGCGCTCGATCCGCCCTTGAAAAGTGCCTCGACGACCGACAGCTCACCGACCGCCGAGTTGATCGGGGTGATCTTCTCTAGGTAGCAGTTCGTGATCGTGTACTCGGGGTTCGAGGCGGACTCGGTGGTTCCCGAGGGCGAGATCACCAGAGTCGCCGCGGTTCCCCAGGCGGAGTAGAGGATCGCCTCGACCTCGCCTGCGCCGTAGCTGTTGAACAGGGTCAGGGTAACCTCGTTGTTTTCGAGGCCCGCGGTGAACACTCGGGCTGTGCCGCCGAACGCGGTCGTTTCGAGCGCCTCTTTCGTGAGGCTGATCTCGCATTTCGAGCAGTTGTCGGTGAGGTCGGTGGTGGTTGCGCCTACGGTCAGGTTGATCGTCGCGTTCCCGAGGAAGGTGGTGGTTGCCATGTTTGTTTCTTTCTGTTCAGGAGCGGCGGGCGCTCATTCTCACGGTGAGGTCGTATGACGGGATCTCCTGAGCTCCGACGACCGTGAGAGACGGTCGACCCGACATTACGACAATGGAGCTGTTGTAGATCGTGTCCATTGTCGTCAGGAGGTAGTCGGTTGCGTCCTGGTTGCCGGGTGGCGCTGCCAGGATTCGGATCGTGAATGTGAGGTCGGCGACGCTGTTGACCTGTCCAGCATTGAACGCGTCGAAGGCCGGAGGTTCGATGTAGACGGTGAGCGGTCGAGCGTTCCGTGGGTCGGTGATGGGGACGAGGCCGAGCGCAGTAATCGCGTTTTTGAGCGCGGTTGTTGCGTCGACGAAAATGCCGGAGGCCATTTCATGCCACCTGGCTCCGCTTGATTCCGAGGAGCTGGTTGACGCGGCCCATCGTCATGACGGGGCCCGCTCCGCCCATCGCATCGAAACTCTGGAAGGAGTCGATCGAGCCGCGTTCACGGTACAAGCCTGCCGCATAGAGGATTGCGCCCATCTTCACAGCGTCCGAGGGGACGGTCGTCAGCGAGTCGTGGTAGCCCGCCTGAACTCGTCGAGCGAAGCACCATGCGTTGCTGGCGTTCACTGCCTGGGCGAGGAACGCGGTGTCGTTCGCGGTCGCTGTGCTGATCCCAAGGAACACCTCGACATCGGCAGAGACGATCCAGGTGCAGGTCTGAGTCCAGGTGAGCGTCCCGTATGGGGATACTGGTTCGCGCTCGATGTCGTCGCCTGCGTCCTGAACCATCAGCTGATTCAGGATGATTACCTCGTCGTCGTAAAACGGGTCGCCCTCGTCGTCGAGGCCGCGGTACAGGTGCGTCGGAACAGCGATCACGACATGCGATCCGTTCAGGGCCGCGTCGCATCCTGCGATCGTGATCGTCTGTCCGACTGCGATATCGGTCGTTTCTAGGGTCTGGATCACAGCGACATCATCGATGCGCTGTTGATGCGTAATGGTGAACGTCGCCATGATCCAGACTCCCAGTGCTCGCGTCGATCAGGTGAGCTTGACGAACTTGGTTGCGTCGACCATCTTCGTCGCGAAGTAGCCGCGGAAGGCGATCGTTCGGGACAGGGTGCTCGGAGCGTCGATCGAGATCGCGCCCTTCTGCTGTTCCCAGATCTGGTAGCCCGAGGGCTCGCCGACGATCACAGTGTCCGCAGCGAATCCGCGGTCCACCACGACGCGCAACCCGAACGCTTCGCCGACGCTGTTCGCACCGGAGGGAACCTGCGATCCGAACGCGTTCATCGGCGCGGTCGGTGCGAGCAACGGACGGCCCGTCGTGTCGACGAGCTTTCCGAGATACGCGAACATATTCGGGCTGAGCCAGAGGTGGGTCGGCAGGTTGCCGTTCGAGTTGGTGAGGATGGTCGAGGCGGCATCGTAGATGTCGCTCACCCATTCGGCGGGCGAGGTCGGGTCGGTCAGAGCGGCGGACTGTGAGCATCCGGCGAGGAGCTGATCGGCGGCGTAGTTGTCGGTCTCGTATGCGTAGACGCGAGCCATGTCGTCGAGCATCGAGCCGATGATCTCGGGCGAGCTCCAATCGATGATCTGCTCGGAGACGCTTGCGTAGCCTCCGAAAGTCAGTTTCGTGATGTCGTAGCTTGCGACTGCGTACGTTGAAGCGGTGAGCGTTCCGAGCTGCGAAGCCTGCTGTCCGATGGAGTTGTGAGTGTTGACGTACGGGACGCGGAACACTGCGCCGTCGGCGGGCATCGCCCTTACCCCACAGCTGTCCACCACAGGGCGACGGCCCTGAAAGTTGTTGTAGATGGGGGAAAGCAGAACCTCGGGAAGGAATCCGTCGTTTCCGGTGGTGGTGACGTCGGGGGCGGCGGCGCGGAGCTGCTTCTTGACGGCTTCGGCGGCTTCGCCTCCGCGCAGGATTCCCGCCATGTATTCGGCGGGGCTGGGCATGCGGGCCGGACGGGCGGCTTGTGCGTAGATCGGGTGGGTCGCCGCGGCGGCCTCGATCGCTTGGGTTTCGGTTTCCATGTTCTCCTCCTCGGAGTCTGTGGTGATGGTGGTTTCGGGTGCGTCCTGTGCTTCTGTTTCCTCGGCGGCGGACGCGTTCACCGAGAGAATCTGGGCCTCCGCGTAAGCGGGGACCGTGACCAGGCTGAGTTCCAGCATTTTCGCCTCCGAGACGAGCATCGTCCCCTGGGCGCTGGTCGTGAACTTGACGGGCATCGCTCCGACGGAAACGCTGTCGAGAGCTCCCATTTTCAGGAGTTCGAGCGCGTCGTCGCCTGCGCGAGTCGGTGCGATCTTTGCCTCGAACATCAGGCCTTCGTCGGTGGAGACGAGAGCTGTGACTTTGCCGATGACGCGAGTGTCATCGTGGTATTCGAGAAGCTTGACGGAGGTCGGGTCGTCGCCGATCGAGCCTTTCTGGAAGACGACCGATTCGCCTCCGGAGAGGACCGCTTCGGTGTCCCAGGGGACCGCGACTCCGGTGATGGTGCGCTTTGGTTCCCCATCGGGGGCGGCGGCGTCGAGGGTGACGAGCTGTGCTTTGAGGCGGATCATGCGTCCTCCATGTCGGGGCTCGGGACTGGTACGCGTACCGAGGCGGGATCTTCGATCTCTACGTCCTCGACGAGCGCGTTCTCGGACAGGTAGTCGTCGAGATCGAACCTCACGAAACGTCCTCGGGGAAGGATGTTGTTCATCGAGAGCGTTTCCTGAATGCAGTCGAGGTATTGTTTTGCGCCGAACAGGTAGAGGTCTTGTCGGGCCTGCTGGGCGTTCGAGTAGGTGAACGATCCAGGAACGCCGATGCCGAGCAGGTAGGGCGGGATTCCGGTATGGCGGGACAGTTCGAGCGCTTGGAATTGGCGGGATTCGACGAGCTGAAGCTTTGACGGATCCGATGAGAACTCTTTCCAGGTGACCGCCGAGTTGAGTGCGCCGACTGCGGAGAAGCGGCGAGCGTTCGCCCATGCGGCGGCGAGCTCGCCAAGATCTTCCGACGACATCGGTTCGGAGGTGTCGGTCTGCTGAAGGTAGCCTGCGGCGATCTCGGTGGAGGCGAAGCGGTCCGCCGCCTGATCGAGTTTCAGTGCGGTCGAGATTGATCGGGCCGCGATGTAGATCAGGCCCTGAGTCGGGGCGATGAACTGGACGGTTTCGTTCGGGTCGATCTCGACGCCATTGAACAGGATCTGGTTCGAGTGTCCGAACCATTGCGGGCCCGCCTGGTCGAGGAAGCTGACGTTCGCCTGCGGGAGCCACTGGAACGACAGCGGGCGGCCTGTGGCCTGGGAGCGGGAGGTGATGTACCAGGTGGCTCGACCGCGCATCATCAGGTCCGTCGCGGTCTGGGACATTATGAAGTTCCGAGTCACTTTCGGGTCGGGCTGAACCATCCACGGTTCGAGCTCGATGTAGATCTCCTCGTAATCCTCGCCTGTCCACTGTTGGGTATAGTGCTTCAGTCCGAGACATCCGACCACCGAGGCGATCATCTGTATCGAACGGGCGACCGTAGGCACAGATAGCGCGAGCTCTTCCATCCTCCCGACTGAGTATGTGTAGAAGTCGTTTATCCCTGCCTGGGTGGCACTGGACGCGGCAGCGCGGAGCGGAGAGGAGCCGAACGCCGCCTCCTGCTTTCTGCTAGTGAACAGTCCCACGAGGCGGAGTCTCTCACGAATCCAAAGTGATGTCTACGAGGGTTAGTACGCCGCCATCGCAGGCCGATTCTTTGAGACGGGACGCGAAGCGAGCGAGATCGCCCAGACTGCACAGCGCGCCGCCTCGATCGGCCCAGGCGACTTCTGCGATGACAGGACGGACGTTCCGGAGGTCTTGACTGCGACTGCGCGTCCGATGTGTTCAGCGAGCGTCACGGATCCGTCGTGCGTCACCTTGCCCTCGACGATCATGGAGCGGACGAGCGAGGTGTACTTGACGAGCTCTGCGTAGCCGACGATCTGCGTCCGTTTTCCGTATGCGGTCGGCAAGTGGATCTCCAGCGACGGAGTGACTGCGAGCTTCACGATCGGCTCCTCCATCGCTCGGGCCACTTCTGCCCAGAGCGCAGTCTCCGAGTCGACGACGAACGCGAGCTCGACGCGCACGTTCGGCCCGTCGGCGACCGCTCGGATCCCGACGTAACGGGAGTCGTCGAGGGACGAGTCGACGGCGAGAATCCCGCCTGCTGGGATCGGGTCGGAGGTGCGGCACTGTTCCCAGATTCCGGACGGGAGCCAGGATTGGTTAGCGGCGATGAATAGGTTCAGGTGAGCGCGGAGGAACGCGTTCCGATCGGGCGAATCGTGCGCCGCCTCTAAGGCCGACAGGGTGATCGTTTCGCCGAGGGCGGGGTTCGCCCATGCCCACCACTGGCGGTCCTCCAGATTCACTCCAGGCGGCGGACTCCAGGACGCGTAGTACAGACGGGAGTCGCGTTTCATGTCGATCGCGGCGGTCGCTTGCGAAATCAGGCGAAGCATCGCGACGCTCGATTCGTCGCCAGCGGTCGACCACATCGAGAGGAGCGGATTCTTTCGGGCGATCTGAGAAGGCCGATACGCGTCAAACAGGACGGACGGGGACACGGCCCAGAGCTCGTCGACGACGATCAGATCATTCGAGGATCCGTGAGCGTTCGATTCGGTAGCGGCGGCGACGCTCCAGCAGGATCCGTCTGGGAGGTCGGCGCGCATCCGCCCGTACGCCCAGGTGATCTTCGCGCCGAAGTGGGCCTCCAGGATCGGGGCCACTTCGCGGAACAGGGCGGTCGCTCGATCGAGCTTGTGCGCCGTGGA